TTCTGTAGCGGCTCGGCATTCATGCGCTGTTGTTGTTGTTGTTGTAAAAAATGCTAAGTCTGTTGACGTAGCGGATTTTTATATATGTAAAAGCCAGGACGCTTTCAGGTGGACGCTATGTAATATTATATGTGAATAGCGTCCAGGACGTCTTCGGAGTTTTAATCCGCAGCCCCTACGCTCCGCTTGACGGGGCTTTTTTCCTACAACTAAGTGGCGGGCTGGCCGAATCCTCGGCAGAGTATTCCGGCGCCCCGCGCATATGCGTAGCAACGAAGACGATCGAAATTTCGATCAGTCGACAATTATTTATGATTGGTCCGATCAAAGATATTTTGGATTTTGCACAGTACATAAGAACGTTGTCACCAACGTCCATTTCCATTTTCTAATATGACCTACAGGTTAAACACAACAAGTCTCTACCTAACGTATCCACAATGCAGTCTACCTTCGGAGGAAGTACTAGCGCAGCTTACCGACTTGTGCCCAGAGATTTCAGAGTATATGGTGGCGGAGGAGCAGCACCAAGATGGGAACTCACATATTCATGCGTACTTGCTACTGAAACGCAAAGTCAACTTCAAGAACCCGAACTGCCTAGACCTGACAGGACCCATGGAGGAGAAGTACCATGGCAACTACCAGTCAGGCAAGAGCAGGCTCCGTCTTCTTCGATACATCATGAAGGAAGGCAAGTACATAACGAACATCAAGGACTTGCCAGCTACCTCAACCAACAAGTGGGCGAAAGTGCTGGAAACAGCGGAAACGGGTTCCTACAAGGAGGCTCTGGATGCAGTCAAGGAAGCAGACCCCAGAGCTTTTATTCTACAGCATTCCCAGGTTATGAACTTCCTGAGGATGCAGACGAAGCCATCGAACAAGTCCTACATGACATTGGAGCAATTCAAGGGCCTACCGGAATGGACACGGGGCGAGAAGACACTCATAATCTGGGGAGAGAGTGGGCTTGGCAAGACCTCATTGGCGAAGATCCTTTTGCCCAAAGCGCTGTTCGCGACGCACATGGATACGCTGAAGCGCTACAACGAGAGCTTCGAGGGAATAATCCTGGACGACATGAGCTTTCTGCATCTACCTCGGGAGGCTCAAATCCATCTCGTGGATTGTTACGACGAGAGACAGATTCATTGCAGACATACTATCGCTCTCATCCCAGCGTATACACCGAAGATCATAACAACTAACCTTTCTCCAAGCAGGGTGCTGGCAACGACAGATCCAGCAATTGCAAGGAGGGTTGAGTGTATTGAATTGAAAAAAGGAAAAAACAAAGTAAAATGTGTTAATTGGAACAAACTTTATTAATAAACTATTTTTATGAAGTATCTACAATACGATCCATAAACTCGATCGTGTAATAACTGATGACCCTAATGTTGGTACCAGAAGCTTCCGTGGTACCTGCACCGGAAACATTTTGTGTCCAAACATTCCAGTTCCACTCAGAAGTTGGCGGTGTAGTGATTGACGAAGTTTGAATCACATCCTCTTCGGCCGTTACGGTTGTACGTGTACCAAATGAAGTAGCAGTGCGGCCAGAATTGAACAGGGTAACAGAACTCTTTGAGCCTGCCAAAGGCGTCAAATATGCACTCTTGGTACGTGGTTGCTCAGACAGATAAACAGTAGCACTCGGAGTCACACCCGATTGTTCTCTACCTGGCATTTGGGTAATACCAACACTCTTTGAAAAACTGTCCTCAATATTGGTGAAGGTAACCCTTAGCGATGAACGCAGAACACGCGCTTCGGAATAGGCTGCAGTATACGTTGAAAGAGATGGAATAGCAGTATCCGGCAAGAAATTACCAGGAATGATAAGGGAAGTACCGAATGCTGCCATTTGCTGTTTTGTATTGAATTGTTCTTCATTGCGGAACCTCACGATTACTCTGTCTCCAAGGTAGTTCGGGTGAGGAAAGAAGGTAGTCCTCATTTTCAGCATTCTCGAATTCCTGTTCCTCCTGCCACGGCCACGACGAGTTGTCTTCCGGGAACGGGTATAACTTCTCTTCCGATATCGACGACCAGACCTCTTCCTGCGACTTCTGTAGCGGCTCGGCATTCATGCGCTGTTGTTGTTGTTGTTGTAAAAAATGCTAAGTCTGTTGACGTAGCGGATTTTTATATATGTAAAAGCCAGGACGCTTTCAGGTGGACGCTATGT